TAAATCCCAGAAGGATGCTCAGCAAGAAGCAAGCGACTTCGCAGTGAAATCTATTGATCTAACCCTTGGTGACTACTCGGTGCTGAACCGGCCACCTGCGTTCCGGGCTGGCATCACATCCTTCCTCTATATGTACAAGACGTACCCGACCACTACGATCCAGTTGTTGGCCAATCTATCCCGGCCTGCCCAGCTATCCATGTTGGCCGGTCTGTGGTTCCTCTCTGGTGCAGCAGGTTTGCCTTTCGCTGAGGACCTTGAAGATTTGATTGATACCATCTCGCAGAAACTAGGGTTCCAGCAGGGCAGCATTCGGGGTGAGATCATCAAGCATATCGAAGCTACGTTCCCCGGTATGTCGGCTATATTCCTCAAGGGTTTGGTGAATGAGTTCCTGCCGATACCCGCCGACATCGCCTCTCGCACTTCGATGGGTAACATCATCCCTGGCACTGGCGCATTCTTGGCTGGCGCTGATGTAGCCCGTGAACTTGGTGATATTCTTGGCCCGGCTGCAGGCTTCATCTCAGGCACCGCCGGGATGGCTCGCAACCTTGTGGTGTTCCCGTTCTCCTCGCGGGTGAGCTTGGAAGATGTAGCCCGGGAATCACCGATTACCTTGCTCCGGCTGATGGGTGACTCGTACGCCTACCTACAGTCGGGTGCCGTGGTTGACCGCCGTGGGTATGTGGTTAGTAAAGATATGGATATGGGTACCATCCTCACTCGGCTTGCGGGTTTCTATCCTACACAAGCGGCAAACCAGTACGATGTTATCCGTATCGCCAACCGCACCACTGATTACCAGAAGGAAGCTGTGGCTTCGTTCCGTCACGCTTGGATCAAGGCTACCCTGCGCGGTGATACGCAGGCGGCTAGTGAGATCATGAATGACGTGCGCGAATGGAACAACGCCACACGTGGCACCCCACTGGAAATCAGGAACTTCTCAACCGGCAACACCAGGGCATTGCGTGAGGCTCAGCGGCCAGCGGGTGAGCGCGCACTGCGGGCTGCGCCAAGGGCGGCGCAGGAAGACATCCGTGGGTTTATCGACGCCCTGATCGATTAGGTCAGGGTGTTGCACCTTGGATAACACTGAGATGAGCGTTGATCGTCCGGTTTTCTTCATTGGTTAGGATGCCAATGAGGCGCGGATGGTTGACGCTGAGGGCCAACACGTACTGCTGGCCCAGCTTGATATTGGTGCCCCGGCCAAGGTAGCCCTTCTCGGACTGCGGGGTGGCGTTTATACCCTGCTGGTTTATTTCCTCTACTAGTGAGCGGTAATCACCACCCCTTGTGGCCAACCATTTCTTGAAGTGCCGCCGGTCTATGGTGATCAAGCCATCGTTGAGCGGTGCCCCCGAGTTAGGACGGAATAGATCGTACCGGATATGCACCTCACCCCGTGGCATACGGTTGGTGTCAATGACTTGCTGAGACGGGTTAGTCACGTGAGTCACAGTCAGCGCCGTGTGTGATTGGTCGTTCAGGTACTCAGTCAGCATGTCAAAGGCATCCGCATGGTTCTCAGTCACGGACTTACGCATTGCTCCAATCTGGGCCAACACATAGGCTGTGCCGTCCTTGTAGTCGAATTGGATAAGCCCAAGCTCCGTAGCAATTTTACCCATTAGGTCGGCACACAGGATACATTGTTCCCAATACCGCTCACTACCGGAAAACTTAGCGCCGTAATGCTTGTTGAACACACCCCGATGGTGTTCAAGCGTCGCCATGATACCCGACTCCCCAAGTGCCAACAGATGGCGGATGATAACCCGCCCGGCTGAGCCGTAGTTGGTGCTGAGGAATGAGTACATCTTCTGCCCTGCGTTGGTATTGCGCGTGAACAGGGGGTGCGGGTTGATCGTTACTTCCAACAGACGCGCCATCTGAGCATCAGTCTCAAGCCCTGACGCCGCCAGCATGGAAGCCAGTGACCGGTTGGATGAGGTGGTTACGATGGTCGCCCATGTCTTTGCATCACGCTCCTCAGCAGAGCGGGAAAGCCGAGCCTTATCGCGCCCTTGTGATACCCAGTAAAGGAAGTCACCGATCTCCTTGGCAGGCAGCATAGTAGCTTCATCAATGGTGACCGGTAGGTTGTTGTAGAATCCCATACGAGAGAACATGGCGTTCTGCGTGAACTTGGCTGTGTAGTGTAGCCGCACTGGGTCACCCCATACTGACTGCTGCCATAGCTGCGCCAAGGTCTTACCTGCCCCGGTCTGCCCGTATAGGCTGATCGTCAACCCCTTGAGCCCGGTGAAGCTAAACAATGGCGCTGCCATCCCTACGCACAGCGCGAACTTGTGGACTGACATGGTGGCCTTCTCTAGTACAGAGGTGAAGTTGACCCATGCCTCAAGGCTACCGCTTGTATCGTACAAGTTTTCGGTAATGCGCTGCGCGCCGAGTGCGACACTCACAGTCTCAGTCGTTACGGAACCACTCGCGTCGCGTTTGTACAACGTATCACCAAGAAGGAACTCAGTGTTACCCTGCTTCCATCCCATGGTGGCGTACAGGTTGGTCACTGACTTGAGCTGCCGCAGTTCTTCCATATAAGACCGCAACATCATTTGAAATAGCTCCGTCTGCTTCTTAGTGGGAAGAACGATACCCTGATCTGCTATGGTGATAGCGAAGTCTTTGATGGAGAACTCAGCCAGGAGTGATTGTCGGAACGACAGGGTTTGCCAGCCAACGTGCGGGCGGTTCCACCGGTAGCGCACTGTCTCGTATCCAAGGGACTCATCTCTACCATAACTGACCGGGTATATATCGAACGTGCATACGTCCACGTCGGACTTGTCTAGGGTGATGCGAAGCCCGCCCCCTTCGCGCCACTTGAACGGTCTTGGCGGCTTCATGGTCAGCGGCTCTGGTGTATCTACAGGCGGCGGCGCCGGTGCGTACTCCATGGCCAGCCTTACAGGGGTCGTGATCTTGTTGAAGAACTTGCAACCCTTGCACCCGTCAGGGCGTTCCTGCTCGAACCGGGTACAGGTGGTCGGACCCGTGGTGCTGTTGCGCCACTGATTTAACTTGCGAAGGGTTGTGCCTTCATCATAGCCTGGGTGGTTCTGGCTCCAAGCCTTGGCCGTTTCTTCCGGGTCCGAGCAGTGCGCGGCCACACCCATCAGGGCATACCACAGGGGCTCAGGCACACTGTCTTGGTTCTGCACTGCCCATGCGACCTGGGCACACTTCTCAATGACCGTATCGGGGTTAGCCGGTGGGAAGTCCTGCTTCACCGCCAGGGCATCCAACAGGGATGAGCGGGCAGGTTGTATAACTACGGTGCTGCTAGTGGCAGTGCCAACCAGCAGAGCTGTCATATCCTCAACGCTAACAGGGTCAGCGTCGATCAGCAGCTTAACCTCACCGCCACCCTTGGGGTTCACGGTGCCGACAGGGCGCAACACCCGGGCACTATCAGCCGGTACCGCAGGGTCGAACAGTGCGCGACCATCCTCAGTCGGGATCATAGCCTTCAGCCCCATGGCCAATGGCAACCACTCATCATGAGTGAGTTCACGATCCAATACCCAGTACACGTGTAGCCCGTTACCGGATGCCACGATCATAGGTCTCGGCAACTTGTTGGTGGCAACAAACTCGCCTAACGCACGAAGCCCTTGCTTCCAGTGCGGGAAAGGCTTGTCCGGGCCGCAGTCGATGTCGAGGTACAACGCCTTAATTAAATGGACATTCTCCTGCTTACGCCCTGCCCGGCGGTCAACAAAAGATGCCACTGCGTAGTACACGTTGTTACCAGCGCTGTTCAGCGCGTCTATGTTACTTGCCAGTGCAGCTATATCACTGTGGAATCCCTGCCTCGGTCCTTGGCCTTTGTTGAGTGTTATTGAAACAACATAGCCCTCGGACGGGAGGACCCGCCGAAGAAACTCAAGCGTATCCATGTCCTACCCCTACTTTCACCCTACCCAAAGAGGAGGGGGAAAAACCCCCTCCTTAGTCTATTGATACTGAGCAACCAGAGCAAGCAGCCTGTGCTTACGCATTGGTTGTGTCAGACCGAGGACTTCGGGTGTTGGCCACCCGTGTTCACGCACAATCGACACTAGAATACGTACTGTCGATAGCACCTTATCTGCGTTCTTTGACCGGACAGTCTGCCCTCTGACCCAGCCATAGTACGTCACCCGAGAGACGGCGAATAAACTAGCCATCTCCCGGGTGGTAATAAGCATGTGCTTGCGCAACGCCTCGATCTTTGAGAAATCGAGGTTGTTAGGCATCATCAGTTCCCATGTCACCGATCATGTTGGCAATCTCATCTGCCAGATCGACACCGCTGCTCACCGCTGGTGCAGACTTGGCAACAAGCTTGGGCGCTGCAGTCCTCGGAGCAGGAGCAACAGCGGCAGGTTTGGCAGCACCGAACCCGCGCTTGGGCGCCGCAGCAGCCGGAACCGGGGCTTCCTCCCCAGCTTCCTCAACCTCTGGAATTGGTGCAGGAGGGGCGACCTGACGAACGGGAGCAGAGCGCGGAACCGGAGGCGGCGCCGCTTTAGCAGGTTGAGTTTCACCAGTGATCTCCTTCACCTTATCCGACCCGAACAGGTCGTCAACCGCACCCATGGTTTCCTCGTCCAAGTACCCGCCGAACCCGAACTTCAACTTCGGGAAGGACGCATCCGTATCAAAGGAGATGCGGGTACGCGCGATCTCAGGCGCGATGCCGTGGACAGACAGTTCCTTCTGGTAGGCGTTCAGCCCCTTCAGCGCAGCCGGGGTCACTTCCAGCAGATACACAGGACCAGTGGCATCGTCAGCCGCAACCACGGCCAGCCGCTTCTTGTCGGCACAAGCCTTAACTTGCTGGCCGTTCGGCGTCACCTTGGAACCCCATGCGTTGTGTGGGCAACTGGCGCACAGGTCGTTCTGCGGGCTGGTTGAATCCGGGTGGGGGCCGACACCATCAAGGGAGTAGCAGTCAGGCGCCTGCGGCTCACTGTCCTTGTTCCATTCCTTGGCATACCAAGCCTTGGACAAGCGGGCGTTAGCACCCACAATAACTACATCAAGCTGAGTCTCCTTCAGCACGGTCTCAGTACCGTCTTCGACGATACGGAAACGCGACCCTTTGATGGAGATACGGCTAAAGTCACCGCTGCCGCCGGTGATACCACCGGCCAGGGCTTGTGCCAGGGCAGAGGGTTGACCCATGCGCGCCGCAAGGTGCGCCGGGACTTTTACGTTAGCTAGGATAAGATTGCTCATGGGTTTCTCCTGTTATGAGCGTGGATACTGAAGTTG